ACCAACTCCAGTCCCGCCACATGGCGGGGGGTCTAAACCCCCGCCAACGGCGCCATTACGAATATTCCGAATCGTATCATGAATACCATTCTGTCGCAGGTCCGTTAATTAGCCCGATTAGGTCGGCTACTTTCGGTATGCCTGATGCCTTTCAAGATTCAGGCAGACGCTTTGCGCAGATGGGTCCTTTGCTTCATGGCCTGCATCCTGTAGTGCCAGATAACGGCTATTCAAATTTCGTAGCTGCTTTTCGCAAGAGATGCAACTACCATAACGATGGTAGGGTAACAGCCCGCATCGTTAGCGATTCAGCCGCTTTCTTTCGCTACATGTTTGATGGCAAACAACCGTTTGAACCGTTCGAATGGTCTCGTCAGTTGTACGAAGATTGGCTCACCAAGTTCGGCTCAGAGAAACGCAACCGCATGGAAACTGCCTTGGGTAGTCTTTGCAGTGCAAACTTGCAAGACTATACTTCCAAGGATGTTTTCGTTAAGGTTGAGGCTCTCTTAGTCGAGCATAAACCAAATTGGGCCCCACGGGTCATATACAAAGGTACTGATTTGTATAACGCCATTTCTGGCCCAATTTTTAATGAGCTGATGCGTAGGTTTGATCTCCTGCTTGAGAGCAGAGACGGACCTTACCAATTTCGCACTTCTTACAAGAAAGTCGCAACGGATTACACGGAATATCTTGAGGCACATGATTACGAATGCGATGAAAAACCGGAGTGGATCGAAACCGATTTCTCAGCTAATGACATGACACAGTGTCGCGACGTTGTACTGTTTGAGGTTTCCATGATGAGGCTCCTTGGCTGTCCAGAGTGGTTTATCAGGCTCCATTTGAAGTCTGGTAAATTCACCGTTAGTTCAAAACAGCACAGGGTTAAGGCTCATTTGGAACATATGCTTCCAACGGGTGCAACGGACACCACGTTCAGAAACACGCTGTGGAATGGTATCATACTCTACTCCTTCTTGCGCGCTGTGAAAGCCCGAAGGAGCAGTGCCATGATACTAGGCGATGACATGCTTGCCAAGGTATACGGTTTGAAGAGGTATGCTTGCAAGACATACATTGCTATTGCTAGTGAGGCTAGGATGCAATGTGTGGCCTTTCGACGCGACTGCCTTTTCAAGTGCTCTTTCCTTTCAAAGTTTTTTGTTCCTCGACGCGATGGAATGCACCTAACGGTCCCCATTTTGGGCAAAGCCATTGCTAGATTCAATATGAGAGCAAATTACAATGAGGGGTTGAGTGATGCCGCATACATGGCTGGCAAGTCTGTGGGGTATGCCTATGAGTTTCGACACCTACCGCCCGTGAGGGATATGTTTTTGAGGAGATTCTTGGTTGAGTTCGCAGATGTGCGAGCCAAAGAGAAGGCTGCTGACGCAATTGATATCAGCTGGAATGCCAGATCTGCTGGTGTGACCCTCCATAACATCCGTCAAAAGATTGTTGTGGAGGACCACATCGGCGAGGATGACTTTTTTAGCTTTTGTTACGAGCGTTATCACCTTTACTCATCTGACGTCCTTGATCTCTTTGAAGACGTTATCCTCTCTCGGGATAAGATTGATGTTCATGGAGTCGTCGTGGATATCCTAGCAGTTGACTTCCTGTAGCTAGGTTTGCCTTGCTGCCGGGTGTGAATTCGGGTATCCGGTACGACTACCGTCAACCCACCAATTGGTTCACTCCAAAAAAAAAAAAAAAAAAAAAAAAAAAAAAAAAAAAAAAAAAAAAAAAAAAAAAAAAAAAAAAA